CCAAACTTAATAGCATTAACAACGCTAGTTGTTGTGGTGTAAGGATCAGTTAAATTAACGCCAGTAACAGATGTGTTGATGTTAGTTGTTGTTGTAGTTCCTGTGTTTGTTCCGCCAGGAATAGTTGTAGCAATAATTGGTGTGTACTTAGGGGCGTTGTTAATAGCACTAGCCGCAGAAGATGCACTTAAAGACTTCATAGCCGCGGCAACTTCCTTTAACTTGTCCTGAAGATCCTTGAGTTTCTTCATGGTGGACTTATTGATTTCATCAATAGCCTTTTCATAGTCCTTTTGAGCCTCTAGGAGCGCTTCTTGCAGGGTTTTAGCGGCCTCCGCTAGTCCTTCATCAAGATCCTTTTGCGCCCGCGCCCTAGCCTCTGTAAGCGCCTTTGAAGCGTCTGCAATAGCCTCATCATAGGCAGTCTTAGCATTAGCCAAAGCCTCTGTAAGATCCTTATTGGCCTCAGCCAACTTTTCTTTGCGAACTGTCTCAGCCTCAGTAACGGCTTCACTGTATGCCGCATTAGCCTCAGCCAATGCCTCATTCATTTCAGTATTGACCGCGGCTAATGACTCTTTAAGGTCAGTAGATACCTGTGTGTAAGCGTCCATCAATTCTTGTGTAGCAAGTTTTCCGCCTGCGTTCATTGTCTGCGCAAGAGCGTCTAAGCCAGTTTCAGAAACTTTTTCTACCTGACCATACAAAGACTGTAATTCTTTTGTTGCATCAGGTGATGCGGCTTTGAGTGCTTCAGCAATCTTGTTACCCGCTTCAGGGCCTTGCTTAACAACTTCTTCAATAAATACTTGGCTATAACCCATGCCTGCAAGTTTTGCGGCGTTGGCTTGTAATTCTTTAGCGGCGGCTAATTTTGTTTTAAGGTCAGCAAGAAGTTTCTCAGCACTGTCTGCCCCACCCTTAAATGCCTCACCTAAATCAAAGCCAGTCTTAGATGCAAAGGCTTTACTCAAGCGCTCCATTGATTGTTGAACAATGTTTGCTTGTTTTTCTGCCGCGTTTCTTGTCAGGTCAGCGGTTTTATCTGCCGCTTTTTTGCGTATGTCATCAAGTTTGGCATTGTTAGCCTTGAGAAGATTTGCTTTTTTATCAGCAAGTTCTTTGTCAATGTTCTCAATAATTTCTGCATGGCGTTTGTACGCTTGTGCCTCAGCCTTGTTCTTGCGTTCTAGGGCTTCTGCTTCCGCTTCATCAAAACGCTTTTGGGCTTCATCAAGAACTTCTTTGTTGCGTTTTTTAAGATCAGCAACTCTTTCATCATGTTCTTTGTGAGCCTTGAGCATGACCTCATTGCGTCTGTCTAATACCTCTTGCGCTTTTTCTTGCGCATCAGCAATAGCCTCATTCATGTCTTTGTAAATCTTTGCTACATCTTTTTTGTAGCCTTCAAGTTTTTTCTTTTGCTTTTCATCAAGGCCGCCGCCTCCGCCGCCACCACCACCACCGCCGCCGCCGCCAGTGCCGCTACTTTTTTTCTCAGCGTCTTGCCCTGCTTTAGCGGATTTGTTAGCCGCGGCTGTAAAACTATCTACCTTTGCTTTAAGTCCTTCAACTTTGTTTGCAGTCTTTTCAGCAAAGTTGCCCACACCTTCAATAGCGCCATTAACTAATTTCAAACCTTGTTTAGCCGCGTTACCAACGCCAGGAAGTTTAGACATAACGCCTAAGAACAATCTCATTGGGCCTGTAATGACCTTCATAATAATGGTGATCATTTCACCCCATGCGCGGATCATAAAGGCTACATAACCAAGAACAGCCTTAGCAACAACGGCTACGCCATTTCTAAATGTTTCACTCTTTTTGTAAGCAACAACAAATCCTGCAACAAGTAAACCAATAGCCGTAACAATGATGCCAATTGGGTTTGCTCGCATAGCCGCATTAAGCGCAAGCATTGATGCGGCAAGTCCATTAGTTGAAGCAATAGAAGCAAGCGTTGCGCCTGTAAAAAGAACTTGCGCAACTTTTAATAAAGTAGTTGTAACAAGAACTAATTTTTGAATTGCTAAGTAAGCCTTGTAAGCGGCAACTCCACCAATGATTGCGGCAGTCAATACTGTGATTGTTGTTGCGTTATTTTTTAAGAATGTGCCAAAAGAACGCAAACCTGGAATAAGTTTGTCTGTTAAAAAGTCTGTAACTATTTTAAGAGCAGGTAATAACTTTTTACCTAAATCTGTTTTTAACGCATCAAAATCATTTCTAAGTACCTGCATACGGCCTTCAGGCGTGTTTCTTAGTTCTTTATTGAAATCTTTGTATGTTGAATTAAGTACCTCAACAATAGCCGTGGCGCGTTGCGCTTCCGTTCCTGATGAAATTTGTTTTTTTGTATTCTCATCAAGCACAAAACCAACTCTTGTAAGAGAGCCAAAGTTACCGTTAAGTGCTTGTGCCAATCCATTTGTCATTTGCTTGAACTCATCAGCACCAGCCGCCGCGCCTTTTTCCGCAGTTACATAATCAAGAATTGCAGGAGTCAGCGTTTTAATTGTGTCGGCCTGCAAATTAAATGTTGCCAATTGTGATTGAGTTTGAGTAATGTTGCCGCCTGTTACAACACCTACTTTTTCTAAAGCCTCAGCCTGCGCATTAAGTGCGGCAATCTGCTCATCAGTTGCACCAGTACCAACCTTCATCAATTGGTATAAGCGTTGCTGTTGTGCTTCTGCCTCTTGTGCTTGAGCAATAACATCTCTACCAAATTGCAAAACTTGAGTACCCGCAAAAGCAATACCAAGAGATGCGCCAATTTGTTTTACTTTGCCAACAAAATTAGTCATGCCAGTAGAGGCTGTTTTCACAGAGTTATCTACACCCTTGATGGCGTTTTCTGCCTGAGCCAAACCTACTTTAAGGTCTTGTACATCTGCCTGTAATTTAATAAGCATTGGTGGAATTAGATCAGCCATGATTAACTCCCCAATTTCTCTCTAACAGCGGTTGCAAAAATCCTGTTGATTTTGCCACTTCTCAATAGCATCAATGCCGCAGGTTCTAAGTAAGGGTATTTTACCCCCGCAGGCCATTTTCCACCGCCCTTTTCTACTTGACGGGCATAAATCATTGTTGGGCCAACTTCAGTAGTGTAAACACCTAAGCCAACACGGTAAGTAGTTTTAATAGATCGCTTGAGATTACCTGTAACCGTGTTAGGCCCTGATCCGCCAACATGTCTTGGTGGAGTTATTTTTAACCAGGGATTACCGTTTTTACTTACACGCTTTTCATAACTGCGCGTACCTTGAAAGTTTAATTTTGCTTGTCGTTCAACTGCAAGGCCAACGCGCATAACTCCTAATTGCGCGCCTTGTTCAATCTTTTCAGCCGCTCCATCAATTGCGGCGAGAACATCTTTAAGGTTCTTGATGACAATTTCAGCCATTTCATAACCCTTCTGTTTTCACCTCATCAACGGTTCTAGCAATTGCTATTAACCAATCTGCCGTACTAGCGGGCAAGTTATCTACCTGTTCAGGTGTCCAACCAAACCGCTCTGCCATTTGGTAGTAATACCATTGCTCATCAGGATAAGAGAACGCCTCATGGCGTTCCCCACCCTGAAGTAACCATTTTAGGCGTTGGAGTTCTCGCCAATCGCTTTTGGGTCTGCCTCTGTCTGTGGCGTTTCAGCCAGGTTAGGGAACAGATACTTTTGAGCGTCTTTTGTATGTTCTACCAAAGCGTCATAATCAACCATTGTCAGTTCATCTAATGACTCAAGTTTGACTGATGGCGGAATTAAATCAAATGACCATGACTCAACAAGCATTGCAATAAGTGCATCACCTAATGCAAGCGCCTTTGTTAAATCTCCGCCTACTGCATTGTCGGCTGTACGCATTACATTTTTGCGGTCTTTTACACGCAATGTTGTTGGGTCTTTTAGAACTACTTTTGCCCCTGATGGTAGCGTTACTTCTTTAGACATGTTGCCTCCTGTTGGTTTGCCTTCCTAAATCATACCTAAAAGGAGAGCAAGCGGTGTGGGAGAGCGGGAAGGCAATCGCCCTCAACCACACCGCCGCCCTGATCTAGTTATGCGTATGTACCTGAAGCCTTAGCGTTCTGCAACACCCATTTGATAGGTGAGAAGCCGCCTGAAGAACCAGCATCAGTTGTATTTGATTGCGCGTTAATGTCCACTGTTACCTGTACAAAATCTTCACCGCGTTCAATCACACCAGTGGTGTAAGCGCCCTTAGTAAGAGTTGCCTGGATTTGAACCGCAGAAGCACCAGCACCATAAGCCCAGTTAAATACAAGAGCAGGTTGTGAGTTGTTAAGGAAGTTAAGCAACTGAGAGTCATTGTCCATGACAAATGTAATCTTGCCTGTTACTTCCAAAGGCCCTAAAAATACCTGGTATGGATCTTGTGTATTTGAGATGCCATAGATAGGTGTTGCAGGGCGTGTCATGTCAATGTTGCCAGTCATGGCAGTTGATACCGCAGATCCACCAATTGAAACAGTACCGCGCCACACTGGTGTAGGTAGAACTGTTGAGAATGTAGGTGTTGGATCTGAAACAGTTTCAGACTGGAAACCAGTGCTTTTTGCATCATACTCAAGCATGCCGTCTGCGTTGAACTTCAATGAGAAGTCAGAGAACTGGCAACCAGGGTATGAGCGAACATCTACCGCGTAGAAGTCAGTCAATGTGTAAGAAATTGGCTGAACATCTCCACCTGATGCAAGGCTGTTAAATAATGAAATTGTGTGAGTGTAAGGTGCAGATACACCAGTAGTTGCTACTGATCCTAAAACACCTGCAATTGCGTAGCCCACGGTGTCAGCAAATACTGCTCCACCAAAATCTACTGTTGAGCGTGTGCGGCCTGGAATGTAGTTGTAATTCAATACATTTGAGCCACGCAAACCTGTGTCATACAGTGGATCTACAATGTCCACTGGCTTTAATGCGTCCTTCATTACTGGAATGAAGTCGGTTGGTGCTACTGCCGTACCACGGGTTGCTTCTTTAGCAATACCTAAGTACGAGCGTACGGACTGTTGAACAGACATTATTTCACGCTCCTAGTTTCTTGTCTGACGCGGCAGACACGGTTGTTGTTGGTTCTGTTGGTTTTGTTGGTTCTGTAACTGATGGCTTTGCGCTTGCAGAAATTACATCTACTGCAACAAACCCTTCAGGTGCGTCAAACTCATCACCAGGTTTCACAGTTTTCCCAATGCTAGGGAACACGCGTTCATCAGTTCCGTTGTATTTGTACTTCATCATGCTCCTTATGCCTGGATCATCTGTGTCACTGGAAATTGTATCTCAGCAAAGATTTCTGTAACGCCTTCTTTTTCAGTAGAAGGTTCTCCATAGCGGGCCTGAATAACTGGCTCTGCACCTTGCCAAACTAAATTACCTGTTGGATCGCCAAAG